AATTATATTATATATATATATTATATTACTCTGAAAGAGTAACTAACTATAATACTATATATACTCTCTTACAGAGAGAAAAAAATATAATGACTAGAAGACAGAAGAGTATTGCTATAGAGATGGGTAAGTTAGAGGATGATTATAACAATCATTTCTTATCTCATTTTGGCTTTCATGATGAACAGAGATCTGATCACTATACTTTCTGGAAGTATTACCAAGAGGAGCAGAGCATATGACAATGAGAGAAGCACAGACTCTAGCAGTTAGCCTTAATGACAAGGGATATACTGCTTGGGCAGTTCAAGGGTTTAGCGTTAAGCTAACCATTAATGGAGTATTATACGAAATAAAAGAAGCAGATGAGAGATCCTAACATTGATAGATACCTTCATAAGATGGCTATGCTATTCCAGAACTTAGGTTTAGATTCAACTCCTGAGGAGAGACTATATGCTAAGGAGGAAGAGTATAGATACTTGGGTAGAATAGCAGAAATTGATTGGGAGTATGCTCAGAGATTAGGATATGACTGATCACACTAAAATAGAAATCAAGTTAGGTAAGATACCTAGTCTTAATAAATTCTACTCCTCACCACATTGGACATTCAGATCCAGAGAGAAGACTAAGTGGAAGGAGATCATTACTGATCAGTTAGATTATGACTTTCAGTTTGAGTATTGCATAATCACTGCAAAGGTCAATTACAGGTACGATCTAGATAATTGCATTATGGCTATCAAGTTCACTCAAGATGCATTGGTAGATGCAGGAATGATAGCCGATGATAACAAGAAGTTCATCAAGTCAGTCAGGATAGAACCTGCTTCTGATATCCCTAAGGATACATCAGTGATCCAGATAGAGGGAAAAATAATCAACAAATAATTTTCATATCTCAAAATCCTTTTCTAAGTTTGACCTGTTAATCAAAACTTAAAGAGATGGAAAGAGAGAACTTTTATCAGATCATTGATGATCTAGAAGCCTTCGCAGAGAAGATAGGAAGCGAATGGATGAAGGAAAGACTAGCGATGCTAGAGGTACAGATAATTAATCAATCAACTAAATAATTATGAAGACAAGTAAAGTTGTAGCGGTAAATCCGCAAGGGGACTATCAGTTAAAGGATGGAAGAACTTTATACAAGTTCGTTCTAACTTTTGAGAATGGAGATACAGGAGAATACTCTTCAGTAAAGCCAGATCAGAACAAGTTCGTAGTAGGTCAGGAAGCGGAGTATGAATTGAATGCTACGCAGTATGGTAATCGCATCAAGCCTGTATATTCTCAGGGTGGTGGTTTCTCTGGAGGAGGATATTCTAAAGGTAACTACTCAGCAGGATCTGATGATAAGCAGAAGATGATTGTAAAGCAATCCTGCCTTAAAGCAGCAGTTGATCTCTTAAAAGACAAAGGTGCTAAGAGCACAGATGTTCTAAAGATAGCTGACTCTTTTGTGAGTTGGGTATTGGAAGAAGATAAGAAGGAGACTTCATACGATAATCATTTCTCATCTAGAGAAGAAAAGATACAAGTAGCGAATGCTATTGTAAATGGTCAAGATGATGACTTACCATTCTAGTTGATTGATTGTGTTAGGTAGAGAGGGGTAGAGATGCTCCTCTTTTTTTTTCTCAGGATCTGAGATATTAAAAATATAGTGTTAATTTAGAGGGATGATTCATAAACACATAATACAATCAAGTAAGACTCTTCGCTATCTGGAGAGAGCGAGAGAGGGAAAGATCTCAGAGGCTTCAAGATTTGGAGTAGGAGAGATAGATGATCATTTAAGATTTAAGAAGGGAAACTTCATAGCAGTAACAGGACACGCTAATGTTGGGAAGACTCACACGATGACCTACCTTCAGTTGCTCCATACTTTAGAGAATGGAACGAAGTGGCTGATCTACTCCTCAGAGAATGAGGTTCAATCACTCCAGAGGAAGATCATTGAATTCCTAGCAGGGAAGCCAATCAATCAGATAGATGAGAGAACATTCTGGAGACACCATAGCTTTGTAGAGGGACATTGGGCATTCCTAGATTCAGAGTTGATAGTTGATGCTTTTGAGTTATTGGAGATCGCTAAAGAGGTCTATGATGCTTGGGAGTTTCAAGGGATGATGATAGATCCGTATAACTCGCTAACGATAAAGAAGGAATATCTCAAGGGAGTTTCAACTCACGAATATCATTATGAGGTAACAAGCCACATAAGAAAGTTCTGTAAGGAATATGGTATTACTACGATCCTGAATACGCATCCTGCAACACAAGCACTAAGACAGGTTCATAAAGGATCTCACGATTATGCTAATCATACGATGCCTCCTATGGCTTCAGATGTTGAAGGCGGGGGTAAGTTCGTGAATCGTAGTGATGAATTCTTTGTGATCCACAGGTACACGCAGCATCCGACAGATTGGATCTTCACAGATATTCATGTGAGGAAAGTGAAGGAGTTGGAATCTGGAGGTAGACCGACACCATTAGATTCACCTATCAGGATGGAATCAACACAGGGTAATTGTGGGTTTAGAATTAATGGAATAAATTTGGTAACTAAAGACAGAGAAATAGATGGATCTCCATTTTGAGGGTAATAGGCTATACTATATGGAAAAGGAATCAGAGTTGTATCGGGCTCTGGACCACCTAAGCAAAGAGTTGAGTGATCAGAAGACTATGACTAAGGAGGATATGTGGGAAGTATTCCAGATACTCGCTGATTCAGCAGCAGTCTATAGACACATCACAGATTACTTTACAACTCTAGACAGACTGATCCTAGATGCTAGGATTGAGAATGGGAAATTAAAGCAGGAGATGTATGATCTGAAGAAAGAGAATCATAGATTAAATGAGATGGTAGATAGAGAAATGGATAAATTTTAAAATATGAAAACATTGAATAGCTTATCTGGAGGTAAGACATCAAGTTATATCGCAGCAAACTATCCTGCGGATTATGATGTGTTCTCTTTAGTAAGAATAGAGGATGAGAACTGCAAGTTCCCTGATGAGAAGATCCGTAAGGAGGTAGAGGATAGAATCCAAGCACCATTCATAGGAACGGCAGAAGATGATACTATCATCTACACGATGCTTGATCTTGAGCAGTACATAGGTAGACCTATTACTTGGGTTACAGGGAAGACCTTTGAGCAGAGTATTAATAAGCATGGAGGATTCTTACCTAATAAGATTGCGAGATACTGCACTACAGATATGAAAACTATGCCCATTGCTCAATGGAGATATAAGAACATAGATGAAGATCTTATTATGAGGTTTGGCTATAGAGCCAATGAAACAGGCAGAGCCAATAGAATGCTTGAAAAGACTAATTCTAATGGAATGACAGAGGTCAAGATTATAGTAGGTAAACATTCTAATGGAAATAATAAATGGAAAACTATAGAGTACTGCAAACCAGAATTTCCATTGATCCAAGCGAATATCTATAAGGATTCTATTGAAGAATTCTGGAAGTCCAAGCCTGTGCGTTTTGCTTATATGAATAATTGTGTTGGATGTTGGTGGAGAGGTCCAATGCTTCTAAAGCATATGGCAGATAAACATCCTAACAAGATGGAATGGTTTGCTAATCAAGAAGAGAATAATAAGGGCAGGTTTAAAAGTGAAGTTTCTTATCGTGAGATAATAAATTACAATTCTCAGATAATGCTCTTTGATGATGATTTTAACGAATGTGATTCTGGATATTGTGGACTTTAAGAGAAAGATGAATAATGGTCAAAGGTTTGAGATCAATGGGATGGAGTTCATATGCTTAGAGACTCACGCTTATTTCCAAACGAGGCTAGATGGAGAAGAATCAGATATTGATGTAGGATGTAGCTATTACATAGTAAGGAACACATCAACAGGGAAACTACACAGAATACCATTTCAGAAAATAATAGATAAAGAGAAAGAGATAACATGGAAGATTTAAGTATTGTATTGAAGGAGTATTATGAAACGATTGGAATCATTCCAAGAAATACCAGAGAATTGGATCAAGTCTATGCAAGATCCGCTATGATGGTAGCAATGAGAAAGTATATGACCTTACATCAGATCGGCAGGATTTTTGGTAAGAATCACGCTACTATTCATCACGCAGTGAAGAATCACGAGCAGAATCATAATTGGAGTGAGATGT